TTTTTCAGACTATTGGAAAAACTTTTAGTGCATTGCGTGGCGCATTGTCTCCGATATTTACAGTATTCAAGACACTGGGTCGAGTAATCTTTGCACCTCTTACTTTAATAATGAGTATTATCGATGGTATCAAGGGTGCAATTTCAGGGTATCAACAAGAAGGGGTTTTAGGTGGTATTCTTGGTGCAATCGGCGGTGTTCTATCTGGACTGATTGGTATGCCTCTTGACCTAGTAAAATCTGCGATTGGATTTATTGCGGGTAAACTTGGATTTGAGAATGTCCAAGCGGCATTATCTGGTTTCAGTTTTGCTGATATGATTAAAGATACATTCATGGGTGTTGCCCGTGTATTTAATGATGTTCTTAAAAATCTATTCAGTGGATTTGAGGATGGGTTTAGTGCTGGTCTGTCACAGATGTTTAAGTCAATGATGGTTTATGTGAAACGACTTCTATTATTTGGGCCAGCAGTTTTGGCGGGTGGTGCTGCAGCATTGGGCGCTGTTCTGCCAGGCGGCGATAGTCCAATCGAAGCATTCCAGAAAACATTTAGTAAAGTATTGAAAACGGGTGAAGGTAGTGCTGAAACAACATTACCTACTGAACAAGGGGAGACAGGCGAAGAAGAACCTGAACCTCCAATCGCTGCGCCACAAAATGTTGAGAGGGTTGTCGCGACACAAGAACAGGCAAGAATAAGACAAGCGAACATTGAAAGAATGCGGGCGAATAAAGAGGCAAATGATGCTAAAAAGGCTGCAATGGCAGTAAACACTGTAAACGCACCGACAACTACTAATATGAGTAGTAATACCGCAGTCTTTACTGACCCGACTCCCGCAACTGATGACCTAGACAGAGAAGCGGCATCTTTCTAATAAAAAAGGGAGACCGAAGTCTCCCCTTCCCATCATCCATAGGAGAATGAATCCTAGTCTTCTGCAGCAAGTTTCGCGAAGTATGATAGTGTATCATCCTCATCACCGTCTACAGTCTCCGTGACTACAGGTTCAGGCGCAGACGCAATCACTTGCGGTTCTACTACTTTTGGTGATACTGCCTCTGCGGTTTGTGCGAGAGACTCATTCTTTACAGTCGAACCAGCGCCGGTTGACTGACCCAGAACAACTTCCAAACGACTCTTCAACTCTTCATAAGACTTGTAAGTCTTGGGGTCAGCGAACTCACTGACATCATGTAGTTGGTTGTAGGTCGCTTCAAGTTTGGTCTCATCTGATTCAAACAATGCAGAAGGTGATTTGAACTCCGACTTGTCGTAGTTACGATAACCCGCAACGTTACGAATCTTCAACTGGAAGTCTGCGCCAGTCCAGAAGTCAAACGGGTTGACTGGTTCTTCGCCTGGGAACTGTGGTTGCATCACATCCATAATCTTGTCAAAGATTTTCTTACCGAAGTCATAGAGGAATACTTTACCCTCATTGGTCGGATTGGACGGGTCACTCACAACCAGAATGTTTGCGACATAATGCAAACGGCGTTTCTGTTTACGAGCAATCTCTTTGTCCTCATCAATACCAGAGTTCCAAAGGCGCGAGTTGTGTTCACTCACAGGGTCATTGTTACCCAGAGTAGTCAAGGACTTCTCAACATACCATTGACCAGTCGGGCCTTTGAAGAAGTGGTCGAAGTAACGAACCCACGGAAGTTCTTGACCTTCAGCGGCAGGAAGGAAACGAACCTGTGCAAAACCATTCCCTGCTTCATCAACAGTAGGTTTCCAGAAACGTGTATCTTCATATTTGTTGGTGGTTTGTTTTTGACCAGAGATTTCCGCTGCTGCTTGTGCGAGTTTGGAAACGTCTGTTCGATTAGATTTTAGATTTGCAAAAGACATATGTATTCTCCGTATATTTGCGTATTGTGTGTATTAATTGTATCATAATATAATAAGTTTGTCAATACCTTTATTTATAATTAATCATTGGGTAAGGTTTCCCGTTTATCGAGATAATTAAGATTCATTGCTTCCATCTCAATTTTCTCTTTGATAGATGTCGCGATATATTTCTTAACATCTTCAATCTCTAATTGATTGTCGTCACATAGGTGGACAACCGCATCCATATATGTCAAGGACTTCTTTTTCACGGTGTCCTCAACCATACGAGTAAATTTCTTTTTACTCATGAAGTTGGATTCCTCTTCACTGGAATCCGTTCCACCGATAATTAAATCAACTTTCAAATTCTTCTTCTAACTCCTGTGTCCACATACCGACATCATCATACCAGACACCGACTGTGCGTTTCACTTCACCTTCTTTATCATATGCCTTTGCAAGACAACGATATTTGATTACACCCTCACGGTCTTCACCATAACGAAAATCCATCCAGACACCAGTAGTAAGATATTTCTTCATGTTGTAGATATAGACCTCAAGGTCTTTGTATTCCGCCCTCTCTCTCCACGCTGTAGATTTCTTGAGATGACGTAGACCTTTAAGTTCCAACTCACAGGATTTAATCCATTGTTTTACTTTCTTCCAATGAATATAATGGTCTTCGGAATAATCACGAATACTTTCGTGAACACCCATCCGACCATCATGACCACGAACAGCTCTTGCTTTCGCAAGACGCTCGCTCGCCGCCTTCTTTTGTTCCGCAGTGAGTTTTCTTTTTGCCATACACTATATAGTGTCGAATGTTTGCAAAGAATCTACACGAAAAGAACGCCAATCCTCAATATCTAAATCATAGACCCGAACCGCAATCTGGTTCTTTTCGGTCTTTACGTTTGCATCAGTCTTGGGCATTTTTTCTTCGGGGATAAATTTACTATCCAGAGTTGCTCGCATGTTGCGAACCTGACCATCTTTCACTTTGATGAAAGACAGACGAACAATATTTTCCCGCAGTGTGCCTACCACACTGTCATAACTATAATCAATTCCAGTCATTATCATATCCTACTGTTTCTTGATAAGTATCGGTAACACCAATCTCATCGAAATAATCTTTTGTGTCATTCCAATACAGAACGTCACGGTTATCATAGTCACCTTCGAACAGGTCTTCAGCAACTTTCTTTTTACGGCGGTCAATCATTATGCACACTCCTTCCACCAATCAGGTTCATCACGATTTGTCCATTTAGCAAATGAACGTTTCTCATTTAGATAGTAGATACGATATGCATCTACAGGGTCTTCGCGTTTGCAATAGTCAGGCATTGCTTGTGCGAATTTCGTCAATCCCGCTTTGGGGATTTTCTTAGGTATGTTGAGTAGTATATCAGATAAACGAGTATCTGTCAAGTGATATTTTCCATACCTACGGGTATACTCTTTGCAGCACTCACGGAAGTGACGATACAACCAGAAGTAGTTCTCGTCAGACTCACGCACCCAAATGTTTGACGGATGATTGACATGAGATGCTTTGTAGAGAAAACCATGATAATCAGGATGCGCCCAACGTTTGATTTTGCGACCATTCGCAGTCCTGTCGATATACAAGGCGCCATCAAGCACACGGTGTGCGGTTGACATCAGTTGTGCATACTCGACAATCATCTTGACGATATGCTTGTCGCACATTGCCTGTGCTGCCTTGATAGGGTCATTGTCCAGATGGAAAATATTCATGTTAAACTCTCAATCTCTTTCAATGTATCAGCAACTTCTTGAAAGGTCAAATGACCAATCACATCATCAGTAATAGGTGTATCATAACACAGTTCACCATTAATGTCAAGCACTGCAACTTCGAAAAGTCCATCAGTGTTACCATACGAACTAGGATTACAAATCACAGACGCACCATATCCATTATCAAAAGTATATGTCTTCTGATACTGATTACTTTTCCTTATCGACTCATGATTTACATTACGCTCCGACTGCATTGTAGTAACCCTCTGCATAGACGCGAAACTTCGGTTCGTTCTCAATCTGTTCTACGACATCGAGAACAGAACCAGTGAACCACGCACATGCATCACGCATGTCATTCAGTTCGTTTACAGGAATGACTGTATCAATCGGGTCTTTCCAGTTATCCATGCCTTCCGTGAGAGTGTTAAACTTCTCACGGAGAACATCGATACGTTCATCAGTAGCAAACGTCAGTAGTGACATTATGCAGCCTCCTTAATCCGAGCGTTTTTCAAAAAGTTCTCAAGGGGCATATCGACTTCCCAGTCTTGTATACCTTCGACTGTGCAGTAGTCACGGCGGTCAGCGCCAGGCCCATCAAGGATATCAACAATACGAACCTCTTTCTCTGCATACGGATTGTCTATATCAGCATTTGGTTCAAATGTTTTATATAAAAAAGTGTTTTCAAATAGTTCTGTATAATTAAGCATTGGTTTCCTCTCCTTTTCAACTATACTATTATAATAACAAATCAATCAAGAATTGTCAAGCAAAAAAGATGCTGTAACAATATTAAATTTTTCTTCCAAGAAACTCTTATTTTTATCAACATACTCTTCACATGTCATTGTTTCCTGTTTCCAAGCGAGACGTTCATCAACATTCTTGCGATACATCTCGCGACAAAATTCTTCAAAAGTCATCAGTTCAACTCCCGAAATTGATAGAGGAACAGTTCTGCGTCACGCAAGTGTATGAACCCCTCGACATAAGTTTCTTGTCCAAACGGATAGACCTTGACTTCCCAAAGACCGTCTTTGGTCTGACCCAAAAATTCTGCCATAGTTTCGTTATGCATTTTACTCTCCATTACTGCATCATCAATCCAACCACACATTAAGCGGCTTCCTTAATAAATAACTTACTCATACCTTCATACACAATATTGAAAGCGTTTACTTCATAAATGTATTGGTCATAGAAATCGTCTTCAGTCATATAATCATCCAAGACATCTTCCCAAATTATGTTCATGTTTTCCAGACCTTTAAGAAGGTCGCCACAACCACAACCCGTAATGAGCGCAACCGCATCATCCCAAGACATATCCATTTTATAGTAATCAGAAATCTTAAACATTATATCATTACCGGCCAGTGACCGCATCCTCTCCAAATTCTTCAATCAAAGCATCGTGTTCAGGCGTTCCCGCATAATACTCACAGAAACTATCGACACAGTGACCACTGATATCATTCTCTTCACCACAGAAATCACACTCTCCGTAATCAAATTCGCCTTCCATAATCTTTCCTTTCAATCAACTATATCTTAATATAACAACAAGAACACAATTTGTCAAGCACTTTTTTTACCGTGATATCCGATTATACCGAACAACACCTTCTTCCCAGAGAATTTTGGCACCATCATCGGTTTCAAACCCTGAACCTTCGTCAGCAGCAAAATCCATACTAGAAGAAAAGTAAACATCTTGGTCTGCAATATTGAACTTCTCAAGGTAATATGAGAGAGTCTTCGCGGTTTTAATGTTCTGTGCGAGACATCCATTGTCACCATTAAGTGTCAATCCACCATTTTCTGCAAAAACTGTAATCATCATGAGTTCCTTTCTCTCAACTATAATTAACAGTAACATACAAAACATGTAATGTCAAGCACTTTTTTAACGTTTTTTTCTTATAAATAGAAGAAATATAGGAGACCAACATGGCAGACGATTTATTTGATTTTGGGTTTACCCTTGTAGATGAGAACGAACTGGAAGCAGTCCAGACTGCCACCGCACAGGTCGCATCAGTATCTTCTAGTGTAGAAGAGACCCAAGATAAACTTGACAAACTTTATAACGCAGTTCAACCTCTGTTAAATAATCTCAAAATGAACCCAGAGAAAGAATACATTCTTTGGCCTAATCGAACAGAGAAAATCGAACAGTTCGAAGACCACATTCAGGCAATCTATCAAGGCGACAAGTAATGATTCTATACAGGTCACAACCCAAAAGTTATGATACTAATAACATTATCAACTTAGAAACTAAAAGAAATTTTGTTAACAGAATTTTAGAAACAGAGTCTAAATTCAATGACCGTGGTTTGGTCAGAGACGATATCATTTCCATGATGAGTGATGCCACAGTCATTGATGGATTATTGTGTTTATCTGCGTATCAAACTATTCTTGTTGTAACTTCATTTAGTAAACATAATTACCCCGACAGAATGAGAGACACATTATACCGACCAATAAAAAGTGCGGGTGACCATATGTTACCCATTGTTCATGCAATGAATGAGTCTTTACCTGAGATGTATGTAACTCAAGCAGATGATGTTAGTAACTATTATACCAAACTTTATGATGAATTTAATATTCCTTATGTAACGGTTGATGATTATTTTAGATTAGATAATGATTTCAAACCAAGAAAATTTATGAAAACTCGATTTGAAAATGGAGAAGAATTTGAGGGAACTAAAACAGGTAAAGGTGTTGTTTTTGATGCTGTTGTTCTTCTAGGTTGCGAATCTATGTTGCGTGGAAAACATAAAGCAGAAGATATTAGAAAAAAGTTTCAACCATATTGCACTGACAATTTTGATTTGATTGACATTTATCGGGGCGATTTTAGGAAAATTACGGGTAAATCTGCCAATATAGATACAATAGTAAATAAGTTTATTAACGTTGTCAACACACCTAAAAAGGTATATGACAGTAAATCTTTATATGACACAAAACAATTTGACATACGTTATGTTGATGTTGTTCGGACAAAATATCAATTGATGTATGAAAGACTGGGCAAAAATATAAAGAATGTAAATGATTATTTCAGAGTTTATAAATCATGAGTAACACAGATACCTATATTATCAGAAGTAGAAATAATGATGAATTCAAACTTGAATTATTATTTCCTCTCGCCGTAAATCGTTTTACGGCAAACATTATAGAATACGCACAAGACCCAACACACGGTTGGCAACCATCGGAAGTTGGTGGTCAATTATCTTATGATAAGTGGGGACAGTTAGTTCAATATATTATAGTTGCATACAATTTAGTTACATATCAGGGATATGATAATGTTCTTATCATACCAAACTTTACAAATGATAAGTATCCTCGTATTCAGAAAGAGAATGGACTTGTCGAAGACAACATATCTGGGAATATGATAGGTGTAGTAAACACTGCATTTAGTCTTTCTGATACAACGAACATTTATACCGCATTTCCTGAAGGTGATAACTTTGCAAAGTATTTATTGGAAATGTATGATTCCAGTAAAGTCCTAACATCAAATAAAATGTATGAAATGGGGGATGAGACATACGAGATAACTGTGCCTGAAGGAGTTAAGTTTGATGCAGTAGTTCTAATTGGTATTGATATCAATGAAGGAGAATCATTCTCTGCATCAGATATCAAAGATGACTTTGCATCATATTGCACATCAGACTTTGAGTTGATGGACATATACCATAGAGGGGAGAGTGATATTGAGGCTTTCAAACGTGATGATTATTTAGAAACTCTGTCACAAACAACTAGACTTACGGGTGATGAAAAAGATAATATTGCAATGTCTAACTTTATAAATAATTACAGTTATAGAAAAGACGGTTTCGGTGATACAGATTTTGTTAATCATCGTTTACCAAAGTCTGCTGAGATAATAAGAAATAGTGTAAAAATTTACTAATGATTAAATTTAAGACATTCATGAATGAGGGTGTAGATGACCCCGCAATCTTTAAGGCAGTATTCCTTGCGGGTGGGCCTGGCTCTGGAAAGTCATTCATCGTAGGTAAGACTGGTCTCCCTGCATTGGGTATGAAAGTTGTAAACTCTGACGATGCATTTGAAACCGCAATGAAAAAGGCGGGTAAGAAAATGACATCAGATGAAATCTTCTCTGATGAAGGCCAAACAATCCGTGACCGTTCCAAGAGATTGACTGCCAAAAGACAATCGATGTATATCTCAGGTCGTTTAGGTTTGGTTATTGATGGAACTGGCAAAGACCCTGATAAGATTAAAAAACAGGCAAAAACATTACAAGACCTCGGATATGATACCATGATGATTCTTGTAAACACCACTCTCGAAGTGGCGATTGATAGAGATAAAGATAGAGATAGAACTCTGGGTGACAAAGAGGTTACCAAATACTGGACAACGGTTCAAAAGAATATTGGTGCGTTACAACAGATATTTGGTAAGAAGAAGTTTATTATAGTTGACAACACCGAAATAAAAAATACCGAAAAAGAAACTGTTCGGGCATATCGTGATGTAAAGAAGTTTCTTGATAAAGAACCCGACAATGCACTTGCAAAGAAGTGGATTAAACAGGAGCGTGAGAAGAAGAAACGTTAGTTTCTAACTCTTTGACTTTCTCTTCAAGTTGTCGAACACGTTCCTCAAGAGTAGGATTTCTCCTCACACTCTCCTGATATTTACGATACATGTATCGGTCATATGATTCACGTTGTGTCATAATCAACCCTTCCTAGTCGATGAAAGAGACTCGAAATCTTACGAGCCTCCTCATCAGTTAGACTGTTACCATAATTATGCATATACACTTGTAATGATTTACGAATGATTGCATAGTCATCTGGAGCAAAGACCGCACGGGGACGATACTCTTCGGTCATTAGTTAGCACGTTCCCAATATTGGATACCTTCTGCAACCATAAGAAATACGCCCGCGACCAGTCCAACAATACTGAAATCTATAAGACTGAGAGCGGTTAACGCTCCGCCAAGACCAATACCAACGATGTTCGATGTAGTCGTGCTGAAGAAATTCAACACTTGTTCTTTTGCATATAATACTTTATCCATAATATTACTCCTCTATATAAATGATTTCTGAATTCTGAACGACAACCAGTTTGTCGCCCTCTGTAAAACTATTTAGGTTTTTGTGATTTGTCAAATCACGTTCAGTCAACTTACCGAAGTTAAAACTTGGGTCAAGTTTGAAGAGACGATATGTGTTATCGTCTTCAGGAAGTTCAGGATACAAATCCTGAAGAATTTGAGATACAGTCACAGTCATTTTTTGCTCCATGTTGGTGAACGCACAGGGACTTGAACCCCGAACCTACAGCTTAGAAGGCTGTTGCTCTATCCAGTTGAGCTATGCGTCCTTGATTGTGATTTACATCATATCACAGTTACGGTCTAAAGTCAAGACTTTTTTTTGGTAACAACGTGTATTTTTACATTATCAGAGACAGGTATTTTAATGTTGTTATGAGAATGATAAAGGTTGAACTCTACTTCGGAAAATTCTTTGAACATCTCCGTCCAGATAGGTCTCCAGTTATCCGCCAACCTTACTGTGTTTTGAGTGCTTCGGTCACTTTCCAGAATGAGGTCAGTAAAACTCTCTAGATTCATATCAAAGATACTGTCAAACCCATAGATGTGAACTTCAGTCGCTTTCATCTTGTTACATGCATAATGCACCGCAAAGTGACCGCAGTTAAAATTGGTTGCCGCTTGTCCAAGACTTTGGCCTGGCAGTGCAGCATATTCTGGAATGTGTTGATAAAAACCTTTGATGAGATGAGAATACTTTAGGTAGAATGACCCAGATGCTTCCATCCAAACACGAGGACGAGTTCCAAGAATCCAGTCATACATGTCCAGTTGAATCTTACCCTCTTGAAGTGCCTTCATCATTTTGAAGTCAACCATACAGGTTGCCCACACTTCCTTGCGAGGGATTTCAAATGGAGGCATGTTACATATTAGTAATTTGCCCGGCAAACCACGTTCAAATAATCCCGCATGGTCACCATTACCTAAAACATTAACTCTCATATCCAAATCTTTCAAAGTCTTCTTTATAGGTCTCTTGTATATACTCTTTTATATCAGGACGGATTATATCATTTCTGGTCGGATAATTGTAACCCAAGAGTTCATGAATACCGACATTCTTTTTAAGTAATTTTATCTTAGTTCCTAACACTTCTTCCATCTTGATAATATCATTTGATAGATTTTCATATCGAAGAATGATATCATTTTCCCTAATCCATGTTGTTAATGGTAGTTTCCATACATGATTTTTACCTTTGAGCCAAGATTCAAAGTTAAATCCTTGAGGGTAATCACCCTGACCATAACCCCTGTCTCGAATCCAATGAAGAAATCCACTTACAAGTCTATCATAGGGATGCCGACATATAGAAAAGATAGGCAATGAAGACATGTATTTAGAAAAGTCTACATTCATTTGTTCTCTTGGTAAATGACCGCCATATACTTTATCACTCTTATATTGATTTGCAACATCAATAATACTTTCATCGAAACGATGACGAATAAACTCTGATATTGTTGTTCCTGCTGTTTTAGGAACATGAACAAAGACCAAACGGTCAGGAACTATTATCATAGTTTGACAAGTTCTCTATTCAATACATGTTGTTCTTCAATCAAGTCTTTTGATTGTCCGAAATAACGAACCGCATGATGTTTTTCACACATATACTCATTGATTGATTGGTCTGCGAAGTCAGTGGTTCTCCACAACTCACCTAAAATACGACCAAACTTACCCTTACCATCTTTATGTGTTTTCAAGACAATGCCATTTGGGTCATCCAATAGACCAGTCAGAAATGCTTTTGCGGCAAGACCATATTTTTTCTCTTCTTTATCGCGTGTGCGTGACTCAGGTGTATCAATACCATACATCCGAATGCGTTGTTTACGCATCCATACACCAAACCCTAAATCAATATCAACGTCAACCGTATCACCATCGATAATTTTGACGACATTACATCTATATTCATACATTACTATTTGTGCCTTAAATCACTGCCCGTTCCAAAGTGGTCTTTGATTACACCAATCTTTTCTTCTGCGGTTGCGATATTTTCAATTTGTGTTTCAATTGCTTGCACCACTTCGGGATGTTCTCCGATACCAACGGAATTTTCCATATAAACTCTGATGTTTGCTCTTGCGATTGCAATTTCACCTTCAAGTTTTGTTACTAATGCTTCAAGTAAATAATTCATTTATCTGTCTCCTAATTGCGTCATTACCTTTTTTGCCCGTATGATGGACAATCTTTGGGTTTCTTACATTTATACCATCTATGTAGTCTAATCGTAAAGTATTATATGTGTGGGGCAACGGATGGATATATGTAAGTTTTTGAAGAGGGTCGCCCTCCATCATTAGATACAATACTTCTTGGTCACCCTGCACAGGATTCCGAAGACATTCGTCTGCCCACATCTTCACAATGTTTGGTGTGCCTTCAATCAAAACAACACCAGAGTTATACCATTCACCCAGTTCATTTCTACGTCTAGTCCACGGACGGTCTTCAACCATACCAAGACGATGTGGTTGTGACAGGTCAAAGATGTGTTCAATGTTACCCTTGATTTCACAATCAGTGTCAATCCAACATACCTTCGACACATCATCTAAACGAGACGCATCAAGTAATGCACGGGGTTTTTTGAACCACCCCTTTGCTTCACTCAACACTTCAAAGTGGTCATCAAAGTCATCATAGACTTGTTGCCACATATAATCACTCATACCAAAGTCAGCAATTACAAGTTGCGCCTCTGGATTATGTTCACGGAATTTCTGTATGAACCACGGGAGTTGCCATTCGGTCTTCTCGTCACAACCTGTTACAAATATCTCACGCATCGATTATATTGTATCCTTTCTTCCAGTTGTGTTTTGCAAGACAACCTTCTTCTACTTGAATTGTGGTAAAACTATCTTGCGCCTCTGCACAGAACGGATAGTATTCTTGTAACCACGGGAAGTTATCTAGATTTAGATATATGTCTGTTGGTCGTGCAAGTTGAGGCGCGGCCTCTACAAGTTTCTTCGCGCCTGCGGGCGTGACCATGTATGCATGTGCGCCTGGGAAGTATCGTTTAGTGGTTAACTGATTAACTCCTATCAATGTTGGTGTATTCCAGTTACCATAAGAGGGATGACCAATATTCATTACATAATGAAACGGTTGAGTTGGGAGAGGTGCAGTGATGACCGCATCGTGTTCAAAGATTGCATAGGTCTCTTCACCTGATGCACACTCTTTCCATAATGAATAGTGTGATAGGAATGCAGAGATACAATTCAGATTGCGAGAGTATCTCTCGTCAAATGCACTAGGTGGAATACCCTCACGTTCTAGTAGTTCAAGTGGTTCATCATTCGGTGTAATAGCCCGAAACCATTTTACGGTCACGCCGTGTTTTTTACCTGACGCGATACAACGTTCTGCGACATCGATACTCGAAGAGTTATGCATTATTGTAATTACTTTTGCTTTCATGACGTTGTGGTTGAGACCAACCCCTTCTGAATAGTTGTATAGTAAGGATAGACTACTTGCATCCACGGAAAGAACTGTTTGTTCATAAGTGCGTCATTGGGCCACATTCCTATTTCCCCTACCTTCTTCAATACTTTCTTTGCACCCTTTGGTGTAATTATATATGCGGAATTTCCAGCGAGTCCGTGAGGATAGTTGTCCTCAAGGTCTGGAACTGGTTGTAATCCCATACGCGAACTGACCTTTGAATGAAACAGACTCGCCTTTCGAGTTGCACCACGAGGGTCATTGAGTCCTACTATACCACCTTTGAACCCATCTGTCAAGTCCGAAAATCTAAACTTGCGAATGAAGAGTGCATCGTGTTCCAGAACCATAATTGGTTCTTCAAGGTCGATTGACCTCTGCCATAAACGCATGTGACTTACCATACAGGCAATACGATTCTGTAAGTTTGCGGTCTGATAATGTTGAAGATATAGTCCTGTCGCCATGTCCATACGGTCTTGACTTGCATTGGTTGGGAACGTCCAATCGAGTTTCAACCACATATCTTCTTCGAGTGACTCAGGTGTAGTCGCACGAAAGATTATTGGTTCAAGGTCTGAACCTGTGTCATCAATAGACTTAATGACGCGATTACATGCATCACGAGAATTGCGGTCATCAAGAAGAGTAATTATAAATACTTTCATCAGCATCTTTCACTATTGCCTCATCTTTTATAGAATATGCTCCACCATGATAACACATATGATAATGACCCTGAGACTCAGATAGGACTTGATACCATCCCTCTTCTGCTCCTCTTAGTTTCTTCTCCTTATATAGATGATTCACATAATCCCATTCTAAAACTTTCTTCGGATGAATTATTAGTGCATCGTTGATATAAAAACCAACTTCGGTTGCTCTCATCAAATCATGATGGTATTGATTTGCATCACCTTCAGTTCTTGTATTGAAACCAATAGGTATTTCTTCATCATAACATTTGTCAATCCACTCTTGCCAATCTATCTGATTTGATACAATCGTTTCAAATCTCGCTCTAATAATGATATCTGTTTCTATTTGTTCACATATCCATGCGTGTAATAATATTTGTTTATGCCAATGTTCAGAAGCTTTTTTATATTTTCTATATTCTGACAAAATTTTATGTTCATCTCTTCCAAGAATATCTCTTCGACCTTCAGACTCACTGTCTGGATATGGTTGTGTATCAAATAGTGAATGATAAGTATTTTCTGGTTCATCCATACGAAAATCTGGTTCAAACGGCATTTCGATACCAGTGTAGGTTGCAGTATAAAACTCATCATGTGGAATTCTTTCTCTCAAAAAATTCGTATAGTCTTCACCCGTCCACTTACCAGATACACATAATGCGACTCTCATCAATTCTCTCTCAAGTATTGTTCAAGGTCTTCAGGAGTTCCTAGTCCCCACATCTCTTCAACCTCATATATCTTAATACCTTTTCCTTCGCGTATCGCATTATTATATACAGGACAGACATAAAACTCACCATTTACTCTCTGGTCAAGCGCAATCATGTCTTCACAGAAAGACACATAATCTCTACCACGTTTCCAGTAGTAAAACCCAACAGTCGCATTGTCACTGATTGGGTCTTTCTCCGCAACCTTCACGACATTACCTAGACCATCTGTCTGTGCATATGACCACTTGGGATGTGTTGCTTTGAAAGTAACAATACCACCATCAACATCATGTTCCTTCATTTTATACATGAAGTGTGATGAATCCCATTTTACATATTGGTCAGAGTTTGCAATAAACAGTGGTGAGTCATTATTGATATATTCTTTTGCGAGTAGAGTTGTGCAAGCAGCACCTTCTGTCATACCTTCAATCTCCACAATCTTGCAGTTTGGTGCAATCATGTTCAACATCGAATCCAGATTGTATTTCTCTCGATGTGATTTTTGGACAATGAAAATATAGTTTGCTTCAATCGCGATATTCTCTACAACTCTTTGAATCATTGGTTTCCCATTGACATCAATCAGTGGTTTAGGAAAAGTATATCCCGCATTTGAAAAACGACTACCCGCGCCTGCCATTGGTATGACTACGTTTAGTTTCTCATCTTTCCATCGAGGAGTTGGAGTTTGACCTTTGATTCTTTCTATTAAACCAAGATTTACATCATCAGGACTGTTCACCCTAATCACATTTGCACTAGACCGATGCGCTGCCAACAGACCAACATGAGAGTCCTCAACAATCAAAGTCTCTTCAGGAAGAACACCCATAGTTGACATCGCTTTCCAATATATTTCGGGGTGTGGTTTTGGATTAGTTACATCACCAGAACAGAGAAAAAAATCACATAGGTGAGTAATACCAACTCTGGATAGACATTTAACCACAGTCTTTTTAATTGCGTTAGAACAAATTCCAATTTCATATCCTTCTTTCTTTAATTCTAAAAATAAATCAATGATATTATTGTTTTTTTCAAGTGAGTCTAGTCTTCGATAAGTATAGAGTTGTTTGTCATAAAATATTTTCTTGGATTCAGACTCAGAGAACCCCATGAAACGTAATTTGTTCATGGTAGTCATACCATCATACAAGGACAAGTGTTCGTCACGGGTGACTGCACGTTCACCCAACGCCTCATTCAATGCATCAAAATGTATATTTTTTGTATTGACCAGAACTCCATCTAGGTCAAACAATATAAGTTTTATCATTTCTTCTTACCGATGAAAACATGGTCTTTCCATCTTGCAGACCGTTCTTCCCACGGGCCAAAATCGATATAATCTAACACAACTTTTAGACCACATTCCTCGGCGATTGCCTTGAAACTGTCATCCATAAATCTCCAACAGTCAATACTATCATGTCGAGGGCCAGTAGATGGTGCAATTAAAATAATATGTGAACCCGTTTTCAAAACTCGTGTCATCTCAGTAACACTTCGAAAGGGATTCTTGACATGTTCAAGGGTTTGACCACTCACAACCAAATCGACAGACTCGTCCTCAAGGGGAATTGTATAAGGGCCAGGCATTGGTAAGTCAACATTCAATCCTGCCACAAGGTCTGCAATTAGATATTTCTCTGCAACATCTTCCCAGATTGGACGATATGACCTATCCTTATCTGCTTTCAATGCACGACCACCAACATCCAAAACTGTGATGTCTTTTCCGATAACTTCATTTAGGTGTTCTCTACACCTTTTCATATTTGCGATTGATGAGGGATGCATATTATACCTTTATACTAAACTGAACTTGTCCGTGTTGTTCTTTCAATAAACCATTACTATAACAAAACTTGTCTACCGCTCGAGTGACACCAGTCTTACCAAATTTTGTATCTGGCCATTTATAATCATCTCCAAGAATAAGACCGCCAACTCTGACAACCTTTAGTGCATTGTTCAAGTCACGAAGACACCCCTCGTAGGAATGGTCACCGTCAACATAAATCCAATCAAGTTTCTTATCAAAACTATCAAACCACTCATTAGAGTTCATTCGATAAATGGTAACACGAGGGTCTGTTCCTATTGTTGACTTCACTGTTCTATAAACACTATCATAGTATTTTTGGAAATCTTTTTCGGTATTACCCCCACACATCTTGGAATATCTTTCTAGATAGTTTTCATATGTGCCATGTTCTGTAGATTCTTTATATGGTTCAATACTCCATGCATCTACGAGATGAAGTTCTCTCACTCCTCGACCCAAGAATTTCTGTGAGGAGTTTCCAAACCAGACGCCCACTTCTGCGCCTATCGAGTTTGGTTCTATCAACCCCATAATATTTACGGAGTCTTTGTTTATTGGGCTTCCCATCATCTCCAATAGTTCCTTTGTGCAGCACTATCAAAGTCGAATCCCCAATAGTCAATATCTTTTTTATACCAGTCAGCAACAATCTGAATTGTTTTATCGTTATAGTAATCAGTATATGTAGACTGTTTATATCCAGTCACATTGCGAGGTTCGGGATTGAATAGGACACCCAGATATGATTTTACGTCATCATCATAGTGTTCAAACCTAAGAATGTCACACCTAAGTTTACCTTTTTCATCAGTCACATAATCCAATGCGGGATACCACCCACGGATTGCACGATGCCAGAAGAACTTTCTACCACCCCATTCGTGTCGAGTTTCAAGGAATGCTTCAAACGAGGAACAGTCAATATAATCTGTTCTACCAAAATGGTCAGAACCATCTTCTTTATAGATTACCTTTTTTGCAAATTCAAATCGCGATACAACTCGACTCCACGGGTTACGAACAATTGCAAATGCACGATGATTTTCTCGAACCTGTTGATTCCAGTCTCTCCACCTTGCATGTTCAAAACCGTGATGTTCGCGGTTTTCTTGCATAACGCGAAAAAGGTCTTCTGTATACTGACGATTAATATGATTTTCTGGTGTTGCGAGTAATACTTTTGGTCGCAGTTCAGGATTTCTCCTGATTGTCATCCCCCCGTTTTTGGGGATATGGACGAAGATTTTCTTTCCCATTTCACATACATCCTATTATTATCAGGCATAAATTCTGTAACTTTGAAACCTGTATTTTGTGTCAACATGATATGATGATTTATATTCCAATTAAAGAAGGGAACTTGGTTGACTAATTCATTCTCATGGTCACGATGGCCTGGATTACATCTCCAATAAATTCGACATTCATCTTTTAGACACCTTCGTGTCAGTGAATTGATTTGTTCTACTACTTCAGACCAGCCGCCAAAATTAATAGAGCCGAGGCAAAAAGCAACATCAAATTTAGTTTCTGGTCTATAGTCCTCGATTGCGACTTGTTCGTCACTCCCAATGTCTGTAATATCGATGCCATGTAATCCTTTAATATGTCTCTTAAACGGATTAACCCCGCAACCGACATCCAAGACGGTTTCTCCTTCTTGTATTTCATCTATCAATCTCCATCCTGTCCAATAATAATCATCCAATCCCGCAGTGCGTGAACTGGGCCAATGGTAAGTAAAGTAATCTTTTAACCATTCTCTGTCTTTGGCGTCCATATGTAATAATCTCTTTTTCCGTCATTATGTTTTTCAAGACCTTCTTCTTCAACAAATTCTTTGATAAGAAGGTTCTGCATTTGTATCTGTTCTATCATATTGTCATCGTCTCGATACCATTTATAGTCGGGATACTTGATATTCCAACCACCACATTCGTGCCACCAATCAAAACATTCTTGATTAGTTCTATATACCAGATGAATAGGACAGTTCCATCTCATCAACCAATATATATGATAAGCAAATGTATGAGACTTGATTATGCGAATACCTTCACCACTAAATGGTTTATCCCAATATTTCTCATCATTTCGAAACTCCATGCCAGGGTCAAAGTATGCACCTCTATGCACTAAGTCTCTACAACCATCACGACCATGCCAATACTCTCGTTCAGGTGACCTATCACTCTTGTCTATATCGTCACGAATGTATAGGTGGTCTTCAACATAACCACTCCATCGTGAACCAGGCGCACCAGTGACAAAGATGTATTTACCGTTCATTCTTTGGTCTTATCCCTTGCCATACTTGTTCATCCAACCAGTGAGAGTCAACAGGCTCCACATATTTTGCATTTTGGTCTTTTGCAATATCTTTCTCAATTCGTTCATCATTATATGCAATCGGAAAGTCAAGAACCTTTGACAACCACTTCAGATACGCACCACCATACAAATATAACGACTCATGAGAAAGGAACTGTAAGTCGGCATCTAGTTTGTAATAATATCCTAGTGCTTGTGGCAATGTGAATTCGTTTCTAACCCTAAACTGTTGTTCCATATTTATATTACGGTCTCGAACTACAATACAGACCTTAACATCATACCCTACGTTTTGTGCCTCCTTCATGACTTCTTGTATCTTTGGAACTTGTTTCACTCCGTCATACACAAAAGGCACACTGACGTTTGCAACAACCGCAGAACTTTTCAACATACTCTTCGTCTTTGATGGGTCTACCCAACATTCTGCAAAGGGTTCTTCGTCACTTGGTATCCAATACTTGTCACCAAAATCCCATCCACTCACATATGGATGATAACTAAACACTTTACTGAATAGATGATTGCCAGACCCCTGTGGGCCTGTTATGATTAATAGTTTTTTATAATCGTTGTTGTCCGACATAGGTTCTCACTTTCAATGGGTTGATTTCATCTGTTGGCCCTGTTCCAGAGTCAGGACTGAATACAAATAATGTAACATCCTCACCCTTATTACACATAAAATTATGTAAAACATTTCTCTCCATGACCCAACAATCCCCCGCCTTGATAGGGAACATTACATCATTATCAAGTTCAATCTCACCTTTACCAGACAGGACTAATCCGATGCGTTGACTTGG